CATGATACAAAAATTTTTAGATACGAATGACACACCAAAGTTTGATGTTATATTTGTAGATGAAGCACAAGATTTATCATTAATACAGTGGTCTATGATTAATAAGATAGAGCAAGATACAGGTTGTGATGTATGGGTTGCAGGTGATGATGACCAGGCTATATTTGGTTGGGCTGGTGCAGATGTAGATTCTTTTATTAATTATGATGCAGAAGAGATATTATTAAAAGAGTCTGAAAGAGTGCCAAGTAGTATACAAAAAATAGCGTTAGATGTCATCAACAGAATACAAGATAATAGGATTGACAAACAGTATTTTCCAAAGTCTGAAACTGGTGACATTTATGAAAGATATAAATTATCAGACATAGATATGACTACAGGTGATTGGTTAATATTAACCAGAACAAAATCATTATTAAAACCAATACCAACATATTTAAAAAAGAAAGGTTTATTTTTTAATACAGCACAAGGAAATAGTATTGGAAAAAGTTTGTATGAAGATATACAATACTGGTCGCAATTACAAAAAAGAATACCACTTCCTGACATACAAGTACAAAGAATTAAAGAAAGAATAAAAGACTCAATGAATCTTTCATTAAAATGGTATGATGCATTTGATAATGTATCAGATAGTCAAATAACTTACATGAGACTATTACTATTAAATCATGAAGATCCAACGAAAGAAGCAAGAATAAAAGTATCAACGATACATGGAGCTAAAGGTGGAGAAGCAACTAACGTTGTTTTATTTTTAAATGAGACAGCAAACACAATCAAAGGAGCAAAAAAATCTACAGCTAAACAAGATGAAGAGTATCGTGTTTGGTATGTGGGTATAACAAGAACTATGAAAAATTTATATTTAATAAAATGTCCAAACAAATCTAAGGAGTTTAAATTATGAGTGATGATCCATACTTAAAACAAGTTTCTGGTACACATTATATGTACATGGAGATACAGCCAGCAGAGTTTATTAATAAGAATAAATTGCTTTTTGCAGAAGGCAATGCTATAAAATACATATGCAGACACTCTCACAAAGGCGGAGTAGAAGACATAGATAAAGCTATACATTATTTAGAAATGATTAAGGAAAGAGATTATAAATGATATTCAAAGCGCAAACAGAATGGGTGAAGCCTACAGAGTTTCCTGATTTAAGATTTTGTGATGAGATTGCAATTGACTTAGAAACACATGACCCTGATTTAAAATCAATGGGATCAGGTTCTGTAATTAAAAAAGGTAAAGTTGTTGGCATTGCAGTTGCAACAGATGGGTACGCAGGATACTTTCCATTCGATCACGAGGGTGGTGGCAACCTAGAAAAAGACAAAGTAATTCAATGGTTTACAGATATTTGTAAAACCACATCAACAAAAATATTTCACAACGCAATGTACGATGTGTGTTGGATTAGATCCATGGGCATAAAAATTAACGGACAGATTGTTGACACCATGATTGCAGCATCATTAGTAAATGAAAATAGATTTAGATATGATCTTGGATCTTTGGGTTGGGATTATCTTGGTCAAGGTAAGAATGAAACAGAATTAAATAACGCTGCAAAAGAATGGGGCGTTGATCCTAAAGCTGATATGTGGAGGATGCCTGCAATGTATGTTGGTAACTATGCTGAACGTGATGCAGAGTTAACTTTAGCTTTGTGGAAAGTTATGCAAAAAGAAATTATAGATCAAGACTTAGATTCTATTTTTCATCTAGAGACGGATCTTTTTCCTTGTCTGGTCGATATGCGATTTCTTGGGGTGAGAGTGGACGTTCAAAAAGCTCATGAACTAAAACAACAACTAGCATCAGAAGAAGATACACTACTCCTAAAAGTAAAAAAAGAAACAGGAGTGGATACTCAAATATGGGCAGCAAGATCGATCGCCAAAGTTTTTGACAAACTAAACTTACCTTATGAAAGAACTGCAAAAACCCAAGCGCCTTCATTTACTAAAAACTTTCTTTCTACTCATGAACATCCTTTAGTACAATGTATATCAAAAGCAAGAGAAATTAACAAGGCACATACAACATTTATAGATACAATAATAAAACATGAACATAATGGTAGGATACATGCAGATATAAATCAAATTAGATCTGACAGCGGAGGAACAGTAACAGGACGTTTCTCATATTCTAATCCAAACTTACAACAAATTCCTGCTCGTAACAAAGACTTAGGTCCATTGATCCGATCCCTCTTTATACCTGAGTCTGGTTGCGAGTGGGGATGCTTTGATTACAGTCAACAAGAACCAAGACTAGTAGTTCACTATGCATCCCTTGATCAAGACACAAGTGTCTTTGGCGTTAAAGATTCTTATGAAGATGGTGACGCTGACTTTCACACAATCGTTGCAAAGATGGCTGACATACCTAGGACTCAAGCTAAAACAATCAACCTTGGTTTGTTTTATGGTATGGGTAAAGCAAAACTGCAAGCAGAGCTAGGTGTATCAAAAGAAAAAGCAAACGAATTATTTACAATTTATCACGAGAGAGTTCCGTTTGTAAAAACTTTAATGAACTCTGTATCTAACAGAGCACAGCAACGTGGACAGATAAGAACTTTACTTGGTAGACTTTGTCGTTTNCATTTATGGGAACCTAATCAGTTTGGTGTGCACAAAGCATTACCCTTTGATCAGGCCCGGCAGGAATATGGNGCAGGCATCAAGCGTGCTTACACATACAAAGCTTTAAATAAATTAATACAAGGATCAGCTGCTGACATGACTAAAAAATCTATGTTAGAGTTATATAAGGAGGGCATTGTTGCGCACATACAGGTGCATGATGAGTTGGATATTTCTGTAGAAGATGATAAAAAGGCAGAACAAATAAAACAAATTATGGAATCCGCAGTTGAGTTGGAGATACCAAACAAAGTAGACTACGAGTCTGGTGAAAACTGGGGGGACATAAAATGAGGATTTACTATGGCTTATCTAAACTCAAACATACCAGCAACGTATGCACAAATAAGAAGAGAATATCTATATGATTGTAAGAAACATCACGGAGAGGTTGAAGATTGTATTGTCTTTGGCATTAGCTCTATTGCAGGTAGCGCACTCTTATTTCATGCTATTATGGAAAACGGTGCAATCTTTTATCGTCTCCCAATTACGGCTTTTATTCAACGTGGTTATGAACCGAAAGCTGTTCCAACCAGAAGACTTGATGAACTTCAGCTTTGGAATTGTTTTAGTTATTATCCTGCTGTTTGTTCTTGGGATATAATACAAGGCACATCAGGTAAATACATAGGCAAAGATAAAAAATGGCATCATGGTAAATATTTATTTACCGTTGACTTTGCACATCCAGAGAGTAATATATTAGATACCGAACATTCGGAAATACCGCACGAACATAAGTGCGCTCACATACTTGCCCTAGATGATGGCAACTATGCAGCACAACCAAACAATAGACTAATCTGGGATCTACCTTCTTTTACTGTAAAAGAAAATATTCCTGATTGGAAAGTCCAAACATCAGAGTGGAACGTAGAAGACTCTGGTTTATGGAAAACAGAAGATACTGATAAGTTCTTCTATGAAATTGAGGAGAAAAAAAATGATTGATGAAGTAAAACAACANGGAAATAAACTTGTTGATGAAGTTAAAAGTTTATGGGGNTATCACATATTTAAAATTGGAATTATTTTAGTAAATCATATCGTTACTAATATGAGAAGTTTTTGTAAGAAGTGTCATCACCCTTGTCATTGTGGAGAAGAAAAAGAGCTACACGCTGACGAATATGGTGTTTGTACTTGCGAAGGGTGCGAGTGTAAACCAGATAAGGAAGAAAAATAATGGAGGTTAGTAAGTTGAACTATTATTTTACAGGCATACTAATTGTTTTATTTGTATTGTTGGCATTTATGAAACCAGCCTATCCAGGTTCAACACAAACAAATGTTTCAGGTTCTAACACAGCTATTGAAGGTGGGTACACATCTACAGCGACTACAACCTATCAGTCTGGATCAAGTTCTAATAGTACAACAAATAGCACTACTAACTCTAATACTAAATCAGCGCCACCATCAGCATCTTCACCAGCATACAACAGCATGACTCAAGATGTTTGTGCTGTAGGTGGATCATTAGGTGTCCAGACATTTGGACTAGGTATTAGCGGTGGAAAACATTTTGTAGATAAAAATTGTGAAAGATTAAAACTAGCAAGAATATTAAATGACTTTGGTATGAAGGTTGCAGCTGTAGCTATACTATGCCAAGATGAAAGAGTGTTTGAGTCTATGATTCAAGCAGGAACACCTTGCCCTATCGATGGTAAGATAGGTAAAGAAGCAAAACAACTGTGGGGTAAATATGACCATGAAAGACCAGATTATAAAACATATGTAAAACGTATGGAAGACAGAAGAAAAGCTGATGAGGCTGAACAAAAAAGAATTGCAGAAGAAGAAAAATTTAAACCTGTTAGTAACAAAAACATACATAATTTAGAATAATGATAGATAAATTTATATATAGTTTTTTTGGTATTTTAGATAATATGATAGCAGGGGTCGATAGAATATTTAGTCCACGTTGTAAATGTAAAAAGAAGAAAAAATGAAATGGTTAATACCATTCTTATTTTTATTTACGATCGCTAACGCAGATCCACTTACAACAGGCAACTTACTTCCAAACGCAGGTGATGGTGTAGACTGGGGGTCCACATCAACAGAACAAATTAATCCAGGTGGTTCTGGCACTGTAACAAATGGTGCAACACTAAATGGATTTGATGTAACGTGTCCAGCATCACAAGCTAATTGTGGATATAAGTATAGTGTTGGTGGTGACTTTGAAGATACTGACACAGCCACACTATCAGTTGATGACATACCACTAACAAATAATACTAGAACACAAGAGATGTTAGACAATGGTATAACTTTAAATAGTTATATTGATG